GGCAACTTATACAACCAGATCACCTCTTGGGACAACATTAAGCTTGCCTATGCCCGCACGCGAAAAGGTAAGACCTGGCAGCGCCAGGTAAGAACCTTTGACCTGAACGTAGATGAGAACTTAAAGAGGATACAGGTTATGCTTATCAACAAGGAATTTAAGACCTCGAAGTATCACACCAAGCACGTCTACGAGCCTAAAAAGCGCGTCATTTTCATTGTCCCGTTTTCACCCGATAGAATAGTGCACCACGCTGTAATGAACGTCCTTGAGCCTATTTATAAGAAGATGTTCATTCACGACAGTTACGCCTGCATCGATGGCAAGGGATTGCACTTAGGCAGCCAGAGGACAATGCAGTTTGTCCGGGCAGATAAGTATTGTCTTAAATGCGACATCTCCAAATTTTACCCGTCTATAAAACACGATATCTTATTCAATATCCTTAAGCGCAAGATTAAATGCAAAGACACTCTGGGCTTAATTAAAGCCATTATTTACGGCATAGGCGGCGGACAGAACGTGCCTATCGGCAACTACACCAGCCAGTGGTTTGGCAACATCTATCTGAATGAACTGGATCAGCACGTCAAGCACGTCTATAAGATTAAGCACTATATCCGCTATTGCGATGATTTTCTGTTCTTCTCAAACGACAAAGCACGCCTGCGCGCAATAGCCAAAGATTTAAAAGTCTACCTGGATAAAACCCTCGGCCTAAAGATGAGCAAATGCGAGCTATTCCCGGTCTCCCAAGGCGTAGACTTCTTAGGCTACCGGCACTTCCCGAATTACGTCTTATTAAGAAAATCAACGGCGATAAGAGTAAAGCGCCGCTTAAAGATACTACCCCGACTATTTGAGGCAGGCAGAATCACCTTTGAATATTTCCGTTCCTGCGTGGCCTCATATACGGGGTGGATGCGCTGGGCCAACTGCCACAACCTTGGCCTAAAGCTGCAACTGGATAAATTACAGGAGATATTAAATGCCTCAAGCGCCCAAGCGATTTAATGACTTCGCCAGAGAGAGCAAGCCCTTGGAAGGCTCTAAGGTAAAGATAGACGACATTATCAACCGCGAAATCAAGGTTACTGACTACAAAATACGCGACAGCAAATATGAGAAGAAAAACTGCGAGAAGTGCCTGACGTTACAATTTGAGATGGAAGGCATTAAGCACGTGCTCTTTACCGGCTCAAATGTCCTGATAGACCAGATAGAAAAATACAAGAGTGAGATACCATTCATAACGACGATAAAGAAAATAGACCGATATTATACATTCACCTAACCAGGAGGAAAAAGATGAAAGGTTTCCCGAAGCACCTAAACACCCGCTTTGACGTAGAGTACTGCCTTGAGCATTACCCGGCAGAAACAAAGGCTTTTTTAACCGTTAAGTTGGCCGAGGTCAAACAGTGGCAGGCAACCGGCAAGCTAAAAGACGGCGCGGCTGGTATAACCAGTTCCACGCATAAAGTCGTAGAGGTAAAGGATCAAACCACAAGCGAAGTCAAGGAGAGGTATCAATACGAGTATAAGGATGACCCTAACTGCGAGCTGTTCAAGTTAGGTTATACGGTCAAGGAAACTGAGGTCATCCTTGCCGGAAAGAAAGGATAGCAACTATGCCACTGAGTCTACTCGGTCTTACCCTCTCTTTTAGCAAAAACGGAAAATACGTAAAGAAGGAAGAGTGTCATAAGGCACACGCCGTTTTGACAAAATATCTCGATGAGAAATTTGCTGATACCAATAAACGCATCGATGATTTTATGAATTCTGTAAATAATTATGTCAGTTTATTGAAGAAATAAAGGAGACCAATGCTCCCGTCCTTGATTAATGAATTCAGGCGGCAGAACGGCAGGCACCCGGTGAGTATGGATAACTGGGACGAAAATCAGAATTGCCTCTGGCATTGTTTATACATGGCAAGAAATCAAGACCTATGCCACGCACCGGAACACTTAAGGCCCGGCAAATCCGAAGCCTGTGCAGTTAGGGGCTTCTTCCATAACCCTTACGAGACTGTCCGAGCAATAGTCTTTGAGCAGTTCGGAAACAGTCCTGGACATAGAGACATTATTTTATTCAACGATAACCTTGCCTGCGCCTTTCATGTAGAGCAACATCAGGTATACGTAACAGTGCGCGGCTGGTAAAAAAGGAGGCGTCAAATGTTAGGATTATTGAAAATAGTTTTAAGCGCGAATTTCTGGATTGGTGTAATCGTGGCAACCTTGGCCGTAGTCGGATACCTATATTCCACGGGGTCAACGCTCAAATGGAAGAGGTAGAAAGACATGGCTACTGAGAAATTCAGTTTAATAAAATTCTTTCAATCTTTTACCCAGGTTCTTCCTTGGATAAAGACCTTGCGCTATGTGATAGGGGCTGCCATTATTATCGGGGTAGCCCTCTTCATTTATCAAAAATTTGCAAGCAAGACGATGACAAATGTCTTTAAGGGGAAGGTTGAGAAGGTTGTAATTAACCAGGGTAAAAGGACGCTCGTTCCATTCGTAGAAGGATATGTAGGCCAAGATAGCAAAAGCAAGATGAATACCGGAATAAGAGCAGGATTACGATGGGAATTTTAATTACCCAAGTTATCCTTAATTCCGGTATAACAATATGTGCTGGCATTTTGTCTGCTATCCTTTATCGGATGGGCGGTTCAGACGCCTACAATACCAAGTGGCGGGATATGGGGTGTCCTACTATAACTTTTATAGCCTTGTGGCTATTAGGGGGCTTTAAATTGGCCTACTGGTGGGCTTACCTTATATCCTTTGGTCTGATGTTTGGGGCCTTGACAACATACTGGAATAAGAAAGGCGCGCCTGAGAGGTTTATTCACTTCTACCTTCACGGCCTTGGGATCTCGTTAGCCTTTGCGCCATACGTCTACGTAAGCCACCACTGGCTTGGTTTTGGGCTTAGGGTCGTCCTGTTGCCTTTATTGATAGCTTTTTGGGCTACCAGGATGAACCGGCCAATATGGAAGTTTAGAGCCGATGTAGTGAATGAGTGCGGCCGCGGAGCGTGGATACAAATTACCTTACCATTAGTGTTGATATAAATTCCCAGAGAAGCAGCTCCTCCCTGCTTCTTCTAAGAAGCCGGTAGATGTGGTACGCCGAGCCACGTAATATCTACCGGCTCTCTCCTTTATTATTTTTCCCTAAATAATTATGTTAGGTTTTTGACTCTTATGCGTCTATTAGAGTAGAGAGGGGGTGGTTTACTATGTTTACTTGGCTATGGAACATAAGGCATAGGAAGCTAATCAGGGAGACGCGCCAGCTCATCAACTTTAAGATATTCTTAGAGCAGGAGATTGGCATTAAATACAATTTTACGGTTCAGGAATTAAAGGCCGGTCTGGAAGCGCTTTCAAAAAATAACCTTGACAAATAGCTATTATATGGCATACTTTAGGCGACAAATATAAAGCAACGGAAAGGGGTGAATTATGGTAAAGGGTAAAGGCACAACGGAGCTTTTTGATAAGCGCATAAATATCAGGGTAAGTTCGGAAGATTGGCACAAAATTATGCTATTGGCGCAGAGAGAACGTCAAAAACCTTCGGCTTGGTTGCGAGCAAAAATAGGGAAACTTCTTAATGGAGAGACTTCCGGCGAGAAATAAAAAAGCTAAAGGAGGAGTATTTTATCATGGAATACCAAAATGAGTTTCAAGGCATAGATCTTGGTTATAAGGATGCTAAGTGGCAAATCCTGCAAGCCAGGACTACACCTGACGAAAAGGAGCAAATATTTAAGCATTGTAGAATGGTATTGAAATTACCTTATTCAGTAGTTACCAGGTTAATCTGGCGTAAGATAATTTCAAACTACAAGGTTATGCCACAGGTAAGACGCGATGACGTAATGAAAGAAATAGAGCATGCGACAGACGATGTCGTAATGTATTTACCAGTTATTGCCAAGCAGAGGCAGCGGTATCCAAGAGAATTTTAAAAAAACTCTTGACAAGTATATTAAAAAGAGGTAGTATCAAAACTGCTCTTTGGAAGACAGAAACAAACCCACCAAGCCGATAACGATCGGCTTATTTCTCGCCGGTATAACTTCCTATAATATATCTTATGTT